TGTTGAGCATGGAACTTTTAATATATCTGTAGCTGTTAGATTCTTTTGTACTTCTATTTGTTCTTTAGCTACTTCTTCTCTAACAATCACAGGAGGGGGTGGTGGTTTAAGCCAATGGAATACAGCACTGCCACCTACACCAGAACCGGCTCCTATTAATAGCCATCCCCACCACTCCATTTTAAACCTCATGCTTTACTTGCTTCTCGTTTAACAAGTTCTTTTAATTGAAACTCTTTCATTTGATCCTTTAACGTATCAACACTTTGGCCCATCATCTCTATCTCTTTCTTAAAACCATTTTGATTACTGATTAAGAAATCAATCTTATCAACTATAGAGTTGCGCATAGTCTCTGACTTTAATCTAAGCTCATCAATTACTTTATCGTATCGAACACGTAATTTATCTTCACGCTTTAATGCTTTTTCTTCTTGCATGTCTTGCGTATGACGCGCATCAGATAAAATCTTATCTAACTTTGCATCAAGCTTATTGTTTTTTGTAATCAAATATACAGAGAATAAACCCAATGGCCCTGCGTTCATTAACAAATCATATACTGTCGCATCCATTCTACACCCCAATGAATGGCGAGGAGAGTTAACCCCTCCCCGCCAATATACCACATTAAGCGATGTATGAAACTACAATAGAATCACCAGCAGTTAACCCAGCACCGAAAGTAATACGAGCATTGCCACTACCACCACCAGTAAGTGAGACAGTAAACTCATCTGAGTCAGCAGCAGAAGCACCAAGAGCTGTCATGTTACGCAAGGCCAAACCATTCTTGGTAATCTGAACGCCAGAATCCCAGTTAGCAATCAATGGACGAGCAAGATCCAAAGTTGTTTGGTTAGCATTAGCCTGGGCGCCTTCCATGTATGGACGATAACCAACCTTAGCAAGCGTGACACCACTGTTCTTTAAGCGCAACTGATCACCTGATACTTCGATAGTTGAGTCATCAACATTAGCATTAAGAGTAACAGTACCACCAAGGGTAACTGCACCACCGCCAGCCAAACCAGAACCAGCAGTAACAGTCAAGTTGTTAGCTGTAATGGTTCCACCTGACGCACCAAAGTGTGTGCTGTTAAATTGAGCAATACCTTTCTGTGAAGTCGATGCGTCTTGTGCGCTATAGGTAATGGTTCCAGAAGACTCAGCTACTTGAATAGCACCGCTTCCAGCATAAGTAATAGTACCACCGAGAGCAACACCAGTAGAAGAACCACCAGCAGAAACAGTAATGCTACTGTTGCTAAGCTTACCGTTGCTAATGCTACCTGCAAGCATGGCGTCAGTTACTCCAAGTGCTTTTATTCTCAAACCAGAAGAGTTTTCAATGCTTGTACCATTTAACTGTACAGCAGAACCAGCTACTTTATTAGCCGTTGCAATTTGCAAAAGCTTAGAGTCAGCAATGCTACCAGCCAAATCAGCATTAGCAATAGCACCAGTCAAGTTTAACTTGCTATAGGCAATCGCTGCACTGTTTGAAATCTGGGCATTAGCCAAGCTTGCATCTGCAACTTTAATACCTGATGCAGAGATATTAATAGTAGAACCATTAGCAATAGCTGACAAGGTGTTACCACTTTTGGTTAAACCACTACCAGCAACAACAGTACCAGTACCAGCAAACTGTGCAAAAGCAATAGCAGTAGAGCCAAGCGTTACAGCATCGTTAGTACATACCCAACCTGTATCTGCATTGCTTGTACCTTCTCGTACAAATACAGCAGCACCAGGAAACTCAGCACCAGCATCCATATCAGAAGAACGAGTCATGGCAGAAGCTGCGCCATTCCATACATAGATACCATTTTGTGATGCAGTACTTTGGTCAGCCAATAGAACACGATCACCACTTGAAAGTGAGACACCATTAATAGCAGCACCAGGACTTGCTATGTTAACGTTTGCAGTAGACCGAACGCGGCAACTATCTTTCCAATGCAAACCCGCGGCTATTCCGTCAAGGTCTTTCTTAGTTACAAGATCATCACTATTAGTAGCAGATCCAGCCCAACGTAATGATTGGGTATTTGCAAAGTGCCAGTTCTGAGAACCAGTAAAATTAATATTGGTTGAGGTAATAGCAGCAGATTTAATCTGCGCTCCTGAGATTTGTACAGCCATGTTTAACTCCAGTGTTAGCCGCGTTTATAATCCACCACCAAACTGTCATTGTCTGCTGGCGTCACACTTAATGTGAATGTTTTAACCGTAGACTCCGATATAGATACGGCTCTCATTCGCAATCCATTCCAGAATATTCTAAGAGAACCTGACCTGTACACCTCGGGCATCGTAAAGGTTTGAGTAGTGCCGTCACACTGTGGAGTTAAATCGACTGTAAAAGTCTCATTAGATAGAGTCCCGCCTGAAGGACCATAGACATCGTTGATTGCCATAATTCATCTACTGCTCGTAGGTAATAGTCACACTATCAACAATAGCAGTACCGGTATTTGTTTTGCAAAATACATATACGACAGCAGGTACTAATGCAACATCTACATCTGCCCTATAGTCTGCTGTTCCGCTTGTAGACGTTGATACACCAGCGGCAATGCTGCTAATCGTATCAGTGATAATACAACTATCACCAGTAATATCGCGAGTAATACGCATTGTTAAAGATGTGGGCAGTCCAGAACCAGAAGAAGCTAAAGATTTTAATTGCACTGTAATTCCTGATATGCGTGCAAGTATGTTTCCACCTGGATTCAAATCAAGCGTTGAGTATTTAGCTGCATCATATCCATCTAATATATTGACGTCTGTTTCATCTGATGCGTTTCTATATGATCTATGTATAAGCATTTTATTTTTCCCTGCTTTCTTGTTGTATTCTTTTTAATAGTTCTCTATTCCAAGATTCTTTTTTTCTATTAAATCTATTTTTAATTGCATCTCTTTCTTTTGGCGTAGCCAGTCCTAATGTATACAAAATTGGATTGACGGCTTGATATTTACCATATTTTGTACCAATTGTTAATGGTGGATAATCATCTCGCTGATCACCTTTAATCATTTGCAATGTAGATAACTCTCTTATTGGCCTTGATACACCAGCAAGCAACGCTGCTAAATATAAAAATTCTACTTTAGATTGTGCGCTTTTACTTGTATATCCATATTGAATCATTCCAGGCAATTCACCTCTTGGAATTGATTCATCTGTTACATCATAGGTTGGACTTAATATATTGCGACGTTTAACGGGCAATGGTTTTATTAATCCAGCTTCTAATAAAGCATCTATACCCGTACCATTAAATCCAGGTATAGGATTTCTAAATGCTTTAAGCCAAGCATCAGGTATTTTACTGCCTGGCTTATCTGATTCAATAGTGTTTTTAACAATGCCTAATAAATAATCTATGCCTGGTCTGTATTGCTCATCTAAAGCTACCTTAGTTAGTTCTTCTCCTAACTTGCCGATGTCACCTTCACCTACAGCTAATGCAGCAACTGAAGATAGAGCATTAACAACAGCGGATGCACCTTCTAAAGCAGGTATTTTAAAACCACCTGACAATATATCTTCACCTCTGACCTTTTTACCCGCTAAAGACAATGCAAACCGTTGCTTAAAATCATCGTCGGTATAATACCAGGCTTCAGCTTCTCTCATTCTGGCTTGATTAGCTCGGAGTATAGAGATTAAAGCATTCGGTTTATCGCTCTTAGCAGCTCTATATAATTGATTGGCTGTTTCTTTTAAGCTTTCAATTCTAAAGCTGACAAACATTGTATATCTTGCAAGAGCATTTTTTATACCTGGATTTATTTGTCCATAATCTAACGCAGATCTTCTTGCTAATGTTGCTGCTTGCTGTGGGGTATATCCACCTTTTAAAGCAGTAATAAATGTTTGATCTCTTACATATTGATCAACTGACATATTAAGTCTTTGATATATGTTTTCTTTTGCTGGGTGGGCATATCTATTTAAAAAGTTTGTTGCTTTATTTGCTTTAGTTCCATCAGCATAAATGCCAATATCTGACATCATTCTTTGAGTTTTACGAGTACCAAGAACAACGCTTTCTCTGCTAAATCCGGTATTGTATTTGCTCATTAAATGCTTTACTTCACCTGCTGTATACTTACGGCCAAGCTTATCAGTAAAAGCAACTGTATCCGCAGGTATATCATATAGCTTACCTACATTAGCAACCTTACCAGTAAAGATTTTAAATGGATCTGTTAACGGTTTAGATACAATGTTTAATGAAGTCTTTAAACCAAGGTTACCGGTTGAGGCCATCATAATAAATGGCAACGATGCTACATTCATTCCAATGTTGCGAGTATTAGGCGCCCATGCACCACCCAATAAACCATTAGACGTTAATCGCCTTGACCCATCAAAAACATCGTTTATAAAGCTTTCAAAATATTCTCTTTTTAAATCATCAAAATATGTATCAAACTTTCCATATTGCAATTCATCTTCTAATTTATCAATGACTTCTTGAAACTCTCTACCATAGACCAAGGCAACGTTTTTATCTTTAAGTTTTAATAAATCTGGACGATATTGTGATAATGAAGTTGGTGCAACATTATCTATTATAGCCCCGCTTCCTCTTAAAAGATCTCGATAATTATCAAACATATTTCCAAACGCATTAGTTACCATATCTTCTTGTATTTTTGCGTTTGCACCTAAGAAATCTTTTTCGGCTTTAATTAATAAACGATCAATTGTCTCTGCATCAATCTCTTCACCCAATTCTAACAACTCATCTTTTAATACTTTTCTTAATGAGTCATTCTGTTTTGCAACTACACGCCTTAATCGTCTTCTTAATGTTGGATCTCCATAAAGCGGTTGACCTTTTGTTGGAAATACACCAGATTTAAATTCTTTAATAGCATCTAATTTATCTTGTGCGCTTATAGCATTAATGCTTTTAATATGCTGAAATGCCATTTTTTCAGCAATACCCTCTATAACTTCTTCTTCTAATCCAGTATTATTTAATAGATCTATATATTTATTTTCAATCGGTGCAGTATACTTTTCTGATAGCTTTACAACCATTGGATCTTGAATGAGACGAAGAACTTTATCAGGATTCTGATCAACATAGTTATTAATAATTTGTTTAGCTTTATTGGCTTGCCTTGTTTGCATAGCCCAGGCCATCAAGGGAAACGCATAAGCATTTTTACCTTTAATCTTTAGTTCTTTTCCTGTTCCTTTAAAAGCGTCGCTATCAAAATCTTTTAATCTATCTATAACTGTTCTAAATGTAGATATGTTTGGCGTAAATGTATTAGAATTTGTACTTGCCCTTGTTGATGTTTCTTCTGAAAACTTTAATCTATCAGGATTAAACTGTATTTTAATTACTTGATCAATATATCTTGTCTCTTCTAATTGTTTTAATGCAATTGAATTTTCTTTATAATAGGTTGTAAGTAACTTTTCCCATATATCTCTTTTAGTTAAATATGGTTCATAGTTTAATACTATATCTTGCCAATCTTCATTAGACAGTTCACCAACTTTAACTTGACGCTCTGTTGCTTTGGCTTTTATTTGTTTGGCTACATTAATATCTCTTTTTTTATCTATGCCTGTCAATACGGTATTGACATAAGCTTTCCAATTCCCATTAAAATTACGATCAACAAAGGTTTGTATGCGGTTTATTTCGTTTTCTTCTATGGCTTTCCATGTGTCATCAAATGCAGCATTAACGCCCTTAACTGGATCAGCATATCGCTTAGTGTTCTCTTGAACTTCTTTTATAAAGTCATCATATATCTTTGGCTTTATATTATTAATATCATCAATAGCAATTTTTAATGTAGAAGGCGTTGCTGATGTTGGTTTATACCTTTCTTTAAAATCAATTTTGTTAAAAACAGGTATACGTTTACCTATTTTTGTTTCTTGCAAATTAATTAATTGTTTATTTAAAGCTTTCATTCCAGGTATAAGGCTTGCTACATCTTTAGCATCTTGCACCAAAGAACTTTTAGTATAGCCTGGAACTTGATTTGCGCTGCGCTTTTTAAACCCTAATGTAGATGAAAACAATCCACCCCTTAATGGGTCTGGTACGGATGCTCTTTGGAACTGTTCGCCATATTCATCTAATGGTATTCCTCTAAAATGCTTTTCGGCTAATTTGTCCGTTATGACCTTTTTAAATACATCAAGCTCATCTAAGGTTACCTTGCCTTCATCAATGGATTTTAAGGCGTTTAACCACCATTCTGAACCCCTTATAATGTTAGGGTCTACCTGCTCAATAATCGCAGCATTAAGCTTATCTTTATTAACTACCCTATAAAACAATTCATTATCAATCATTGTAGGCTTTGTGTTATTGCCTAAAATCTTTTGATACTCGTCAGCAAACCTGGATAGATTTGCATCAGTAAGATTAGATTTTACTACGCCAGTAGTTGTTCCCATTAAAACCATATCGTTTAATGGTGTTTTATTTAATATGTCTCGATACAACCTATTGCTTACAGCATTAGAAGTAGCCATTATGTTGGTTGTTAAATCCAGTGGTACAAAATCAAATGCGTTTACATCTATAATCTTAGCTAAGTTTTCCTGAGTTCTTTTATCTGCTGGTATCCTAGCAAAATCATTTGCAATCTTGGCCAATGTTTTTTCAGTAATTGATTTGTTTTCAATCTTAGCGGCTAATGCAATCTTAAATGATTCATTAATGACATCTTTATTTAAAGAAGTAATCTCTTTTACAAATGCGTCGCTGCTTAAACTTTTCTTTATTCTATTTTTATTAGCAATAATGTTTGCTGATGATCTCGATTTCTGTACGGCAATGTTTACTGAGTCAGATTTTTTAGCAGCCTTATTAATCTTAGATACTTTTTCAGATACAGCTTGTTTGATAGCGGCTATTTTTTCATCAACATCTTTAATACCATCAACATTCTTTAAAAGAGTATCTACATAAGCATTTTTGCCACGCATAGCTTCAAGTTCTTTTAAATTAAAGTCAGCTGATTTAAGATATTTCTCTAAAATTATTGGTGCAGATATGTTTTCAGCCAATACATCTGAAGCTGTTTTAGATAATTCATTTCTTCTAATTTCTTTATTAAACAAACCTCTAAGATCTTTTTTAAAGTCCCAATTAGAGTTCAACCTTTTTACTGCTTCTTTTCCTTGACCTTTAAATATGTCATCGACTTCTTTAATAATAGCTCTTGACTTTAAAAATTCTAATGGCGTTGTGGAAGCCTTTATAGCTCTACCGGTGCTTGAGAGCGGGCTAAGGCGCGTTACTTTACCTGTTGCATCCAATACACCACCACCTAACTGTATGGTCTTAATGGCTGCTTTAGCAGTGCTTGGTATCCCTGTTAATGGCAAAGGGAGTTCAGCAGCAATACCTAATCCAAATGCAGTTTCTTCTCCAACAAGATCGGCTAATGGTTTAATTGCTCTAAACGCTTCACCTAAACCTTGACCAGTAGCTAAATTAATAATAGCTTGTCGCGTTATATCGCTTTTATCTTTTAATACAACTGATCCAGTTTTTTCATCTTTTTCATAAACACGATACCGTTTCATTTTGCTTTTATCAAACAACTGTAGAAGCGGTTCACCTGTTATTGCAGAATACGCAGACAAAAGCGGTATTGTTTTACCAGGACTCATTTCAGTTATAGCTGCACTTAAAACCGCTGGTGGTATTCCAAATCCTACTCGCAATGCCCTTGCAAATTCTGTTTCGTATCGACCGCCCTCTTCACTTGGTTTATCTAAAAGTATAGTTGGGGTGGTAAGAACCTTTATTGCTTTATCTACCTTGCTTTTAGGTAGAATATCCTTTTGTAAACGCTTGTTTATATCATCAATAATTCCATATGCTATTGGATTTTTTTCTTTTAATACAGATAAATCTCTTTGGCCTATGTCATTTATTGCATTTTTATAAGCCTCAATAACTTCTTCGTCGCCAAACTTTTTAATTGCATCTTCTAAGCGTTTTGTATGGCTATAAAATGCCATTGATCTTGGTTGACCAATTTCTTTTATATCTTTTTTATATTGATTTAATACTAACTGCGCTCTTTTAAGATCTGCCTCATAATCAGTATCTAACCTTTGTTTTTTTAAAGATTCAGTTAACAACTCTAATGTTGTACCTGGCCTATATTCTTTTGTTTCGGGATCATATATAGTACCGGTTTCAATATTTCTTATTGCAGATTGAAATGATGGTTTTGATTTATCTTTAAACTCTGATGTTGCATAAAACCTATAGGGGGCAACAAAATTATAAGCAATCTCTCTTGCATCTTGTTGAACTTCATCTTCTGAATACCCTTTGGTTCCACGCTCACGTCTATATTTACTTCTTAATCTATTTACTTCACGATCTTTAATGGCATCAAACAGCTTTTGTTTTGTATTTTGCAAATCAAATCGATTGGCATATCTTTGATCTTCTTGTTTTGTTTTTAAAAATGACAGCTTATAATTTTTACTAGATGGCTCGTATGGGCTTAGCTTGTCTAATTCTATTCTAATAGCATCAGCTTCTTTTTCATCTATTTGTTCTGTTAACAACGCCTCGTATATAGAGTTTCTAAGAACATTACGTTCTGCTTCAGATAAACTTTGTGCTGAAGTTCGAAACTTTTTATACATCCCTGCTAAAGTTGTTGGCGTTATTTGTTCTTCTAATGTTGAAGGTAAACCAGCACTTTTTATTTTACTTTTTAAAAGTCTGCTTGGATCAATAAAGTCTAAAGGAGACTTACGACGTTTACTCTTTGTAATCAGATTAAAGTTTAATTTATCAAAATCTTCTTGAAGTAATTTTTGCGATTCTCTTATTTTTTTATTATATGCCTCTGTAAGCCTTCTAGCTCTATCAGATGCTTGTTCTTTTTCTATTTCTGCTGTTCTTTTTTCAACCTGTTTAATTATTTTGGGGTCGTCTATGCCTTCTAATGGAGGCATATCAATATCTTTACCGGTTATTTCATCAAGACCATACCCAGAATCAATAAACATTTGCTGCAATGTTTTATCTTTTAAAGCCCTCTTTAATAACTCTTGAGTCTTTTTTGCTTTGTTAAAATCTTCTTGATCCATCTCAGGATCATCTAAAGAAACATCTGACCAGGCTTTTATTGAAGGATCAATAATAGTAAAAAAGTCTTCAAGCAAAAGACCTTTATCTGCATCTTTAGCTTTTTTATATTTCTTAATTAGATCTTCTAGTTTTACCGCCATGTTAACTTTTGGCCTATTTCTATAGCATTAGGATTTTTAATATTATTTTGTTTAATTAAGTCTTCAAGTGATACACCAATTTGTGTTGCAATTTTTCCTAATGTATCGCCTTTTCTAACTACATAAGTATTTGGTTTAACTGCTGGTGTTTTAACTTCTGGTGCTTGAGCTTTTATAGCTTCAGATTTTATAGCTTTATCAAAAGCTTCTACTGGTGCTTTTTGTTTATTGACAGCTTCTATTAATCTTTGTGTTGCTGCTGTTTTATAATCATCTTTTTGCTTAGCGCTTAAACCTTTTTGTTTATTTATATTTGCAAAATATGACTGAATAGTTCCAGGGTCTTCTTTATTTCCATCTAATGATACTACCCATTTTCTAAAAAAATTATCTTCTCTGTTAGCAGCAGCGGGATCATCTTGTTTAAAGTCTGGAGCTAAAGACAAATACTTTAAAAGCTCTTTATCTTCTGGAGACTGGCTTTCTATAGCATTACGCATTTCTTTGTTTGCTTGTTGTTTAGCAAAAGCCTTAGCAGCATCTTGTTGAAAAAGAATTTCACCGGCACGTTCTCTAATTGATGGCAGCTCTGCTGGAGCTTCTTGTAGCTGCTCTCTGTATCCTGTAACTAATTTTTTAGAGGCATCTATTTCGTCAGAAAGATTATCCATATTTGTTTTTAATGTATTTATTCTTGTTTGAACTTCTGGATTACCTTCACCTAAAGTATCTAATTCTTTTAAATACTTTCTAACTCTTCTATTAAGAGCACTTGCTGTTCTTTGTCTTGGGTCTAATTTTTTTTCAGCCGTTTCTAATTCTGCTTCTTTTTGTGCATTAGCTTGTGTTGAGTTTAATCTGTCGCTAAATTGCAATCGATTAGATAAACTTTCTGTTATTTGTGTTGGTACTGGTGTATTATCTTCTAAAGTAAAAATACCATCAGAATGATTTTCTATTATTTTTGCAATAGCTTCTAATCCAACTGCTTTAGAATCTGGATTATCTAAATTTGCAAATATTTTTTGAACTTCTAACCATGGTTTTGCAATACTTGATGTATTATCAAATCCATATTGCATATTAAAAGATTCTCTGTTTGCATTATTATCTCTAAATATTGTAGTAGAAGCATCAATTGCTCTTGCCCAATTTTGTATTGCTGATTTTAAAGATGGATCTAATGTAAATCTTTTTTCTAATCTTTCTTCTGTTTTTTGAATAGAGCTAAGATCTTCTTTAGACATATTTGCATATACATTACCCAGTTGTGCAGCAGCATTTGTTAACTTAAACCTTAAACCATCATCAACATTTAAGTTTGTAAATGACTTATCTAAATCTCGTAAGTCTTTACGCAATGCCCTTAAATAATCTTGTTCACCCTTTAACATTTGCACCAGCATTTCACGCTGTGCAAGTTGTGATGCTTGGGTTTGTTGTATATCTTGTGCAGCTTGCTGATATGCCATTTGTGTTTGGCGTCTGGTGTTCTGACCAAACAAAGCAAAGTGTGTTGCAAATGAACTGGTTTTAGCCATTGTATTACCTATTTAAATATCATTACCAAAATAATAATTTTTATAATTATCAAAATCCTTAGAAGCTTTACTTGTATTTTTTGGTGAAGCTCCAAATGTTTTAGCAAAAGCATTATTTTTAGCTTGATTAGCTTCATATGCAGCTTTTAATGCTTCCTGTTCTTCTCTTGCTATTGCTAACTGTGTTAGTTGTGGTCCTAATTCTGAAGCCTCACTACCCAATGCTTCTAATCCATATAGCCACGCATTGTCTTTAATCTTTTTTAAGTTGCGCAAGGTATCTATTTCTTGTTTACGCATTGCTTCTTGTTGGGCCATATCAGCTTGCGCTCTTTCAGCAGCAGCACTACGTTCTTTTCCGGCAGCAGTTTCCATTGCTTGCTGTCCTCTAAAATATGCACCAGAAGATAAGTCTTGAGCTGATATGTCTTGTGCCATACGTTCTTTAGCCTCGCGCATAGCACCCTGTATGGGTGTCATTTGTTTACCCATAGCAACATTGTAATCTCCACCAAGCATACCAATAGCTTCCATGCGTTCTAATTCACGCAAACGCTTTTCTTCTTCTTCCGACATTGCACTAGAAGCTTTTTTATATGCAGAAACACCTCTTGCTGTTCCGCCAAAAACTGAGCTTCCAATTCCTATTAATGCTAATGGATCCATATTACACCTACATATAAAATAGTTCTAAACATACACCCCAAGACATAACTTGAGATCTATACGATGTTGCTCTTCCGGTTAATCCTAAAAAGAAATTAATCGTGCTTCCTTCTAAGGTAGTAAACCCAGATAAATAATTAGTACCATCTAATAAATCACCATACGCAATGCTTGCTCCAGTAGCTATAGTTTCACCGCCACTTGCACTTGTAGATATATGAGTACCATTTGGTATTACCCCTGGGGTTTTAGTATTGGCACCTACAAAATAATTGTTTGTATTTGATCCGCTTAAAACAAGATCTGTTTTTTCTTGTATCCACCATGAAAACAATGCTGTTGCTGGTCTACCTATATTTATTGTAAATGCTGTTTCTGGTATAAAAACATTATTAGGAGTGTCTGCTGATCGGTTTGAATTAAACTTAGTTACAAATGTATAGTTTAATGATTGATAAGAATGGTTTTGCCCACCAAATATACCTGTACAATTATGCGTTACATTGGTTTGTGCATCTATAGTACCTGGCATAATGTGTTGTGTATCAACAAACTGGGTGCCTTTTAAGTCTGTAGATCCAACAAGATGAGTATATTTTTTTAATCCAATAAGCTCATTATTAAGATCATCTCCTGTTAATACGTCACCAGTAGACCATGTTTTTATAGGCGTATATGTCATTTAGACCTCATTACCATAAAGACTAAAAATGTTTTTTGAAACTTAACTCTTGGATTTATAGTAGCTATATTTGGTGCAGTACTATGCACAAGATAATTATTTTCTGAACCACCAGTAGCATCATAATATGGTGTTACTGGTCCTTGCGAAACTACTTTAAGGTTTATTGGTACTGTTCCAGCTTCACCCGCTGTAACTTTATGAATCCATGATCCGCTTAAAGTATGTTTTGAATTAGATGCTGTATTATTAAAATCTGATTTTAAAATACTATTAGCAGCAGCAGCAGGGGCGGCGTCAGTAGGAGCCTCATTAGCAGCAGTAGTTCCATCATCAGCAATAACTGCATAGTGTATAAAACTTGTTGCTTTAGTATTAGTAACTAAAGCACCTGTTTTAGATGTATCTGGTGTTGTATTGTTAAAATGCGTTTGACCTGGAACTGGGGCATATGCAGCACCGTTAAAACTCCATTGCAAATACTGAGCAAAAAAATGATCTCTCATTTCTGCAATGTTTGTATAAGGCGCATTGTAATATTTTACATATGTACCATGCCAATAAACTCTAATAATATCGCCTTCGGCGAGTTGTAATGTGCCAACATTAAATATACCAGGTTGAGCTACTGGAGTAGCTAAAGAAGCTCTATCTACTTGTGTACCCCCCCCACCACTTGTACCTACAGATGTAGTTTCAAAATGAACCAATTGTATTCCAGCTTTACCATTTGTCGTTACTGTTTTAAATTGAGTTGTATCTATAGATGAATCTCTAATGTTTGTTTCATCTATTTGTGTGTTTACAGCAGTAGCAACATCTTGAAACTTGCTATTTAAAGGAGCTGGATCAAGTTTAGTTTCTCTATTAAAGCTTGGACTAACAAGTTTGCTCATCTCCACCGCCCTATTAACATTGTACGCATACCAAATAAATGAAACTGTGTTTTATGTAACCAATCAGTTTTACCTTTTGGTGTCATTTTTGCTTTAATAGTTAGCTTACTTGTACCACCAGGACTAAATGTATTTGCAAATAATCTTATTGTTTGAATCGGTTTAGCAAAATCAAAAGTATTTAACATTGGCACACCATTCCATTCCATAACAAACTGTACACCTTTTTGATTTGCTTCTGATGCACCTTTTGAAAACTGTAAGTTTATATACAAATGAGCCATAAACTCTATTTGCATCATACCGTCTTTTAAACCAGTGTATTCTCTATCAACAACAGTTACCCATCCACCACTATAGGTAGAATAAGTTAATCCTTTAAATCCAGTATTTGAGCCAGTACCAGATGCGGTATCTACAAAAAATGAATCTGTAGCAAACTCTGTTTCATCATTTAAATAAACACCATGCGTTGCATAATCTTTTAAAATGCTTTTACCAACTGTATTGGTAGGTATTTGGTTTCTATCTAAACCACCATTAATAGACGATTTACTTGCATTGTATTCATTGTTGAACTGTTCATAATCAACGATGTTAGCATTTCTAATATCTGCTTCAGTCCATCGTTTCATGCTTTTTTACCTGCTATCATTTTAGTACCAGCAGCAGTAAACTCTACTGCGTACCCTATCAACACTATATCATTTTCAGTGTTGATTTTAAATTGAAAATGGCTGCATGATCCTTGTGCTATTGGATAACGTATAGCGGTTGCTAATGGTTCTTCCCATGGCGCATCAGATCCTGTAACTACTTGTGCAGTATTGTACACTGATTGATCATTGTGATCGGCTCTTTGCAGTTTACGACCTTCAGCAGCAATGCCAGAATAATAAAAATCTTTAAAGTATTCTATAGATATAGGGTTATCGCCTTGCGTTAATACATATAGATAAACAAAGTGAACATGCTTTTTTACTGTTTCATCACCCATATCCATCCATGGGCTTCTAAACGTAGATACTGGTGGAGCTTTATCGACTATACCGTCAACTGTTTTTTGTTCACCATTGGCTCGTTTTTTAGATATTACAAAAACTCCAGGTTGAACATTGCCCTCATTTGTACTACCAAAAAATATATTGCCTATATAATCTCTGGCCAATGAAGTAACTGGAAACTCAGATCGAGTACTAAAAGCATTTTTTTCAACATGATAGATTACACCTAATGGAGATGTGCCACTACTGTTACCATCGGCAGGGTAATAACAATGCCATTCTTGCCACTTAGGAGAGTAAATAGCGCAAGCTTTACCAAGGCAATCTTCATTTATTCGATTCATTGTTTTTAGCATATGCTTTGATATTTGCTTTATGCCTGGGCTATCTGAATACTCCATGTTTGAGCTTAAAGCATATATACCATCTGACGCTAAAAACATTAGCCCTACACCAGGCACATTGGTCACTGTATTGATTGCGCGTGTTCCAACCTCTGTTGATATAGGCACAGCAGTAAAGTTAGGATAATCGCCCATTATGGCGTCTATTCCACGTTCTCTGAATACCAATAGAAAGTTAAAGTAAGGGTGCAGCCCAGTAATCCCACCGCTATTGCGGTTGCCCAATTCGATAAAGCTTGTTGCTTCATATTGGTCTGGCAACGTTGGTTTGCTATAAAAAAGCATGGTATCATTATCAGCACCGCCTTCCACAAATAAGCAGTCTTTATATACCGCGCTAAAGCGTGTTCTGGTAGCTGGAAATAAAATACTTGCTGTTTCATCTGGCGCAAGTGATCCCAATGCGCCATCAGGAACTGCATCATATACAGCATCTTCAGTATTGTTATTAATGTCTTTAACAAAGTAAAAATCTGATTCAGTACCTACAGCGGCAGTACCATAGTTTTTAGTTCTATACAAACGCCTGGCTACCGTACCTTCTGGACCTGTTGGTATTTCTATATACAAAGCATATTTCATTTGTCCCAATGGCGCTGTTGTTGCTTCAGTAACCCAAGTTATCATTCGGCTTTCTTCTGACAAGGGCGATTCTGCACCAGCATTATTTATAAATGAAACACGATATTTATATTTATTAGTATCACTTGTTGCTGTAGTATTAGTGCCTAATCCTTCACCATTATAGGTTCTGTATTCAGATCCTTGAAATGGAAAAGCAATTGATACTGCTTGTCCAGTTATATTTAATGAAGCCAACAATAATGCAACATCCCATGGATTAGGGGCTGATGGAACTGTATTCCAACCCAAATCATATACATAAGGAGTAAAAGTTATTGGAGCCCTATGTATTGGCCATGCTGAATATTTAAATGATTTATCATACCCATTGCTAACGATTAACCATTTGCCATAAGTTGTATATTGTGTTGGAGCTTCATTTGCAGCGGGTATTGTTCTATTAGTAGATATAGTTCTTAAAGTCATAGATGAGCTATAATTTTCATCTAACTGATATAGTGTTCCACCAGACTCTAAAAAGACAGATTGCATTGCGCCTTGATGCCTGGAAAATACAAACATAGAATCTATTTTATTGGTTGCTGTTGTTGCACCACCGCTTGTAAATGGTAAAAAATCACCAGCAGGTAAAGGGTTGTATCGCTCATACCCTATGCGATTATCCCATCCACCAGTGTATTTATCTACCGTCCAGTTGATTAACTCTGTTGCACCGTCTTGTGTTTGAGGTAGTTTTTCATATAAACCAGATAAGGCTTTTATTTGTACGGTAGTATTTTTCATGTTCTGGTCAATGGCGTGTACAAGGGAAGAGGATTAACAACGCCATCAAGCATACCGCGTTTAACAAATCTTCGAGGAATCTGCGTAAGGTATCTTTGTTCAAGTTTAACCATCTCTTGAGCGACTTTACGCTCGTACATGTTTGCTTGTGGCAAGTTGTCTAACTTAACAAACAGCTCTCTAAGGGCCATGTATGCTAATATATGATGAGATGATGATGGCATTTCTGGTGTATCATTATCGTTTACCAATGGCTGTGGTCTAAACATATATCGAACTGTTATATCGTAATCTTGATCTTGTCTTGGATACAATCGTATGCGTTGTGTATTGCCATCTATAGCAGTGTAGGGTTCTGTATTAAACTCAAAAGCATCGGTAAAATTATCAATTTTAAATGATGCACCTGCTTGGTCTACTGCTGTTAAATTTCTTGTAGTTCCTGTGACATATAAAGCACGCTCACCTTTCCAACCTGCTGCTGGATTGCTTACATATATTTTTCGATAGTAACCAGTTCTATTTGGCAATACTGTAAAGGTTACATCTAAATCAGGCTTGTCTGTTGTTAATGAAGTAGATGCAGATAGGGCAGACTCTCTACCGGCATAAACATATGACATGCTAACATTTATGGTTTTACTTGGTCCAGAGCTTGCTCCAGATGCAGCTACGCTTAAAACTGATCGTGGTGTAGATACATGGTATTCATCATAAGGAACCCAGAAGTTAGGAAGGTTAACTTCATCTAACGGTAGGTTGTAATACTCATCTTCATACCTGGCTATTGCTGTAAACATACCAGGCTCTTGCGGCGTTAACGTCATTGATCGTTTAACCACGTTCATAATAGCTACACAATCAGATGGCAGATCTAAGTACCTAAACTTAATCTTTGCGGCAAATGTAGTTGCTGTTGCATAGCTTGGTGTATCTGTTGTTAGCCACAATGTAGTAGTATTTTGCACCCATGCTATCTCATATTCAACACCATCAACTTCTATAACTTGACCTTCCCAATGTGTAGGTGCTGGGGTTACTGCTGCAAATGTTAACTGTGCTGTTGTTGTACCAGGTGACGTAACATTAACTTCAATATCTTTATAAGCTTTTACAATTGTTTCCTTCTGGGCAAATGTAAACTGCTTTTCGGTGTATAGCCTATAATACGCATCATTAATAAGATCGGTGATCTGTTGTCGATAGGTATCAACCGCAGGGTCATAGTCTACTATATTGGCTATCATGTTTCTTAAATCGACTAATCGCATATATCACCTATTAAATAAAACCCCCCTCCAACAGTAACGGAGGAGGGGGGAGTGGGCGAGGATGCCCAAGGCGGGTAGAACCCCCCTGTGACGGTTCTTAAAACTGTTTGATTACAAAAACAGTAGCCACATTTGCAGTATCAGCTTCAGTAGCTACAGCTATGATAGGAGAAGTATCAGCAGCAACAATGGTTTTTGCCTGTCCAGCGACACTGCTTATACAAAGCCTATCGCCAGCAGCAGTAGTACCTACAACATTTGCACTTTCGTGTATGCCCGAAATAGTTACTTCTACACGATCTCCAGCAGCAGTAGCAGCATTTAAAGCAAATCCAACTGCCACTTGACTAATTTCTGAATCAAGAGCTTTTCTGATATACAAAGCTTTATCGCCATCTGAATAGCCTACTGTAGTAAAATCTAAAGCAACTAAATCATTAGCAGCAATAGCAGCACTAGCCAAAAAGGTTTCAGTTTGTCTACGGTTTGAAGGGGTAATTCCTCTTGATGTTCCGTCTTCATAAACGGAATCCAAGGATTGTAAATAAGTTGCACTAGCCATGACTAAGCCTCCGCATTGATAAGCACACCTTGACCAGCAAGATGGCTAATAGCCAACTGTGTACGGGTCATGATGTTAGATGACATAGCAGCATATCCAGAAATAGCTTTCATTTCGCCCATTTCAAAGAATGCGTCTTGATCGAAGTATACGTTGAACAGTTTAGAGTTCAAGAAATACATAGACATTTTATCGCCACCACCAATAGCAAAGCCAAGGTTAGGCTCAATGTACATCATTGCACCGTTATAAAGCAATCCAAGCTTTCCAGACAATCCTCGCATTTGTTCCATGCTTGAATATCTTTCTTGTGCTGTAAGTGCAGAACGATACAATTCATATGACAATGGAGAAGCAAGAATAATATCAACTTCGCCTTCTGGTGCATATGTTTGAGTATCAATCATTAGTTTGCTCATTTTTGACAAACCATTAGCAGAAAAGTTTCCTGCTACATCAGCAACTTGATTCTGCCATGATTGCAAAAAGTCTGCTTTAACAATTCCACCTACTGTATTTGCGTTTTGTGCGCCAAATGCAGCTTTGTTAAAAAAGCCAGTATTCTTTGTTTCACCATTCAAGGTGTTAAGCTCAGTCAGAACGGTAGAGGTACCAGCAACAACCTGCTTACACCATTCACGTTGAAGCATACCCATAACGGACTTCAATCGTGCTTCGGCAATACGGATTACTGCTCGGTCGCCTTTGTTTGTAAGTTGTTCTTTTTCTGTAACAACAACAGGCGCAACAAAGTCACACCAGTCAAACTCGGCAGTTCGCAGCGGATCTTTAACAGCAAGGTTAACGCTTTCATAACCAGTTGATAATTGTGTAATAGATGAATGTTCGGCCAGAATGACCGGGTGATTAACTTTAGAACCACCGTTTACTTTCTCGATGTTTCCCTTAGCTTTAACCGCGTCCAAGAGAGGGATCGTACGGAATGTATTATCCACTTCCCTGTCACGCAAAATGCGCAAGGTACTCGCAAGTACGTCAAATGACAACGCCATTTTTAACTCCAGTTTGTTTATGTTTAGTCTCTTGGGGCGTATCCGCTATGCGGGGCCTGACTTAGGCGTATCCAAACCGGGGCCACTGTCAAATTAGTAGTACCTTATTTTCTTTGAGATAGCAAGTATTCATACAATTCTACTGCTTTCATTTCTTTTGCATTGGGTGGTGCAGTAATACCAGCACGCTTACCATTGGCAATTTTTAATCCAGCAGCTCTTGCAGCACGTCTTCTATTTTCTTCTTTCATTGTCAGCGCATTGTTCTGTTCTTTTGCGGCTTTGCCTTTAACAATCCAATATGCTTGCTCTAATGTAAGGTTTTCATTTGCAACCAATACCGTTTTAACTTCAGCTTTAAACTTGTCATCAGTCTTTAACTCTTGATGTTGTTCAATAAAGTTATTTAACTTAGACCTGGCTTGTACCTTTTGTTGCTCCTGATACATCGGTTCAAGAACAGACTGTAGTCTTTTGGCTACGGCTTTCTCAACATACTTTTTAAAAGACGCCTCATCAAACGGATCAAACTCTTCCCCAGCTTCATCAGCAAGAGATTGTAAATTTTTATAAGCGTCGGATTCATAAAGATTTTTTTGAAGAGCCAATGCTTTTTCATGCTGTTCTTTAGCTTCCTTGCGCTGTTTACTAAGCTCCTGAGTCTTCTGCGTGTAGTTCTTACGCAGCGATTGCATAGCCCTTTTAACTTCGTCAGGTTGATTTTTATAAATAGAATCCCATGACTCGCCATCCCGTAAGCTTTCTTCTTCAACCACTTCACCATTTTGTTCGGCCTCATGCTTTTTCAATATCGCTTCTATGCGATCTTCTGGTGTGTCGGGTTGAGGCGCACCAACAGCTTCGGGAGCCGTTGCCACCGCGTCTTCTGAAGTTGTTGGGGCCTCGTTTGTTTCACCCGCCGTCACAGGGGCTGTTTCTTCTACCATTACATTCTCCTTAAAAATAACTCTTCATCAGTTTCAACTGGACCTTCTGGTGTTTCTTCAACTGTTACTTCTTCAGCAACAGGTTCTTCAGCACCTTGGTTTGCAATATAGTCCAATAGCTTTTCATCTTGTACAAGCTCTGCTATTTGAGCAGTAAGCATAGCCAGGTCACGATCATCCTCAATAACTGAAAGATCAAACGCTGATTCAATACCTGCTTCGCTTGCAATACCTGCAATTCCCATCAATACATCCACAAACTCCGGCGGGAATGCGGTTATATCGGCATCAAATGCAGGATACAATGGCATACCAATCTTTGGCAAAAGCTTATTAACCTCATCAACCAAACGGTTTAGGGCTTCTGCTCCAAACTGTCCTTTAGGTGCTGCTTGCATAGCTGCATCAGTAGCCATCATTTCTTTTTCTGCTGCAACATCATCAATGTCAGCTTGAATATCTTGGGGTATAGACATTATATCTCCTGAGTCGCAAACGTATTGTCGATTGCTTTGGTTGTATCGTTGTGTTTGGCCAGTTCCGATTGAAACTTAACCACATCTTTTTCATGTTGTTTGTGGGTAGTGTATGATTCGTGTTGCGCTTCGTCAATCTCTTGTTCAGATACGGGTCTAATGTTGCGCTCTTTCATAATTTTATCACGATGCACGTTAGACTTTACATATGTACCAAGACCACGATCAAAATAACCATGAGAATCGCCCCATCTGCTTGGAGTATTGGCCCATAATGTGACGCATCTCTTCATAACACCGCTACATTCTTCGCAATTAACCACATCTTCTGCATCAAAAGACATGTAATGCTCTTCTGTTATGTTACATGTGTGGCATTTATAGTCGTAGATTGGCATGCTACTCTTCCATTAACAGGGTATATGTAAAGGTTTCGGCTTTTAACATCTTCTCTTGCATCTTACACAGGTCTATAAACTCGTCAAAGTCTTCATCAATAGCAAATACCTGGCAACCTGCGCTCCATTTGTTTACAGCAGTAGAGTGTCTTCCGGCTTTGTGGATGTTGATCCCATATAGGCCCTCATGTATGTTGTCAGGCTCCATATCATGTACAGAATCCTTGTCATTATCCCTAAATACTTGTACTGGCTTGCGTTGACATAGGGCAGTGTAGACTCCTCTATGCTTTGCCAGCTTCCATGCGCCTCTATATTGCTTGTTATGCACCAATATAGCCGTACCTTCTACCCGCATAGGAAAATGCAGCCAGTATATCCCTGGATCAGTGGTAATAGCGTAGCGTTTCTCTTGCCATAGGCCCCATTTCTTGTAGATAACTACCAATGTATCGTCAAATTTGTTGGCAGTACCCAGATGTTTGCGGACACCTATGATATTTAGGTTGTAGTCTCCGTTTTCGAAGACGGCAAACCCCATTTCTTCTAATTTATCTAATAGTTTTGGGCGTGGATTAAGCATTAGGTAGGAACATTGCTATATCTTCTGGGCTGGGTTGCTGTCCAGGGGCAAGACCAGAGGATTGTTGAACACCCGCTTCTGCTGTTGTGGTTGCTGCGGGATCTGGAGATTGTGGTGCTGATGCAAGATGCTCTAAAAAGGAATGTGGCAAGTCAAGGTAGCGTACCAATTCCTCTAACACCTTGTCTTGAGGCACACCCATATTGATCAAGGTAGGCAATGCAGCCATAAACTCTTGTTTTTTAATAGCTTCTGAGACAGGAGTGGCGCCAGAGTCCTGTGCATAGAAGGTAAAGTCACCATCTAAATCGGCAAACCCAACTATGGTTGGCTCGCCGTTTAGAATCATCATGTCGCCTTCATCTTTAAGATACAATTTAAGCATCGAACAATAAATGTTAGCGGTCATTTCTATAGCAGCGTCACGTTCTCTGGCCAGTCTACCTACCTCAGAAGAAGAATATGCAGCCAATGCAGTTATCTCTGTAGCTGTGGCTCTGGTTGATTCGCCTCTTGTAAATGGTGCGAGTACAGATCCGCGTTCAAAATCTGTCTGTACTTGTTGGACGTAAGCTTGCAACTCATTTGGTACTGGCGTGTGTGGAACAGCTATAATTGAACCCGACAACTGCTGTCCAGGGGATAGTTCAACTTCTATAAACTCGCCATCAACACCTTGCGAAAGCTTAGCCATGCACTCTGCATCAAATACGCCAGACTCTACAATCCATTGCCGCGCGGCGCGTCGTACCATTGATGCTTGGTATGATCTAATAATGTTATGCTCTTGGACTTGATCGTATACTCTCCTTAAACTGGAATATCCTCGCATCGGGACATCCGGTTGGCGGCTGTAATAGAGAGGTACAATAGGAGCAAGGGGATAGCCCGCGCTATCTTTAAAGGGTATTTGGTCATATTTTTTTTCTTTGATCTCACCATCTGGCCCTTCTGGTAGCATAATGCCATCAGCTACAAACTTTTCGCCATTCTTATAGTCTGGACTCCAAACAAGAAAGCGATCATGCTCTATGTCATAAAACTCTACAATCTCAACGTATTGAAAGTTCGGATCTTCTGGTGGTTTCTCTTCGCTGTAGCCAAGGTTTACCGTTTCAGCATCTTGATCTAAGTATCTAATCAATGGATGTGGGCTAAACTTCTTATTGCCGTAACGACTCTTAGCTTCTTTTTCAGTTAAGTAATAACGATGGCCTACAAATCTTTGACTGCTCCAAGACTGCGCATCAGTATCGACCAATACATCCCAAGGAGCAACCGCAGATACCGACACACGTTTGTATGGATCAGGGTGATCATTTGGCACCAGCTTTAAAAATGAACAAGGATTGATTAATCCTAATCTGGTGGCATCCTCTAATTGGTTTCTAATATGTCCTAAGAACTCGTTGACAATGGCCTGTACCTTCTCTGGATCGCCATCGCCTCTAATATCTCCCTTAACAACAACAGCAGGTGAACGAGCAAACAAGGAAGCAACATAGCCTTCAATAAACTCATAAGCCCTGGAAGTCTCAATCAGTATTTGATTAGGAGTATGTGACTTGTCCCAATACCGACACATATATGCAGCTCGTAATTGTCTAAGCTCAGAGCGCAAATCATCCCAATACTTCTTGTGATCTTCATAATAGAGTTCTACAACTTTTGGCGTTATCATCGGTTAACCTTCCAGGGAATAGGCATATCACGCAGTTTCTTAGCCCGTTGTTCAGAGATTAGCATATCCATATGATTCCGTCTTGCATTAGTTAACAATCTTCTGGGTATATCCCGAAGGCATCTATAGGCTAAAGCCATCGACATTGCCATATCATCGTGCATTCCTTTTGGTGCCTCTGGTGTTACGCGCAACACAACTAACGCTCTTAGTTCAGCTAATACCTGCATATCTAAACAGGTAATCATACCTGCGTTAACATATTCTCGTAATGTTTCAAACGCATCAAGTTTAGACTTAACAGATGTCGTCCAGTCCATACCCTTGTGAGATAGCCACAAGTTCCTATACCCAAGATGGCGCAAGCGATACAATACAACGTGTCCATGGTTATTAGACTCACACAACACCTTGGCGTCATTATACTTTTGTGCCACCCTTAATACCACATCACTAAAATCAGTAGGGCTAATCGTATTGCTGCGATAATGATACACTGGCTGATTAGTAGACATTGATACTACAGTAATAGCTGAGTAGTCAGATCCTACACCAGCAGCAACATCAACACCAATAGCATAACGATCATGCTCTAATGGCTCCTCATAGATGCGCTCAGTATCCGTAAAAGGAATGGCTTCTATCTTCAGCAAATCATCAGGATTAAAATACGTCGATGAAGCAAAGAAGAAAGCATCATCCATACATGCTGGGTATTCCCTTCTAAACTTCTCTATACCCAGTGTTGCTATCTGTTGTCTTCTCCAATACAACTGCTCATTATCCAAACCATAACGCTCTACTAAAGCCTTCTCCTGGTCTGTTTGTCTAAACTTCTTAGGTGCTGGCATCCTATACTTTTCATGCTCCCACCACCAAAAGGTCACAAGCTCCCATCCATTCTCAGGACATCCCTGCACCAAACGATGAAAGGCATCACCAGCCTTATTAGACGTAGACTCAATAATAATCTGACCGTTACCAACAGTAGCTGTAACCTGCGCTAACAACTCCTCTGGATCATCATAGAAAGCAAACTCAGACAAATGCGCTGCTGTCAAAGTAAAAGATCGCGTACCACCCTTAGACCCCGCTGTATATGAACACAAAGAAGCCTGTGTATCTTGAAACTCCAATGTAGTCGTATTGTTCAACGATAACTCACGATGCAACAACTTAGGCATTGAGTTCAATAATGTATTATCCATGCGCCTAAGATGCTTAGCAGAGCGATCATGAAAGCTAATAACACCAAACTTTAACGGATCAGCAGTCTTATATACCTGCCACAAAGCATAAGCCCTAATCAATGTAGAAACACCAATCTGACGTGGCTTTAATACAATCACACGTCTACGACCTATTAGCTTACCCAATAGCCGTAGTTGCTCTAAATTAGGATCAAACCGTACACGCTTACTACTTTCCTTATCCGGTATATGCAACAGCTTTATAAACTTCTCTGGATCTTCCAGTATAGCTTTAAGCTCATCTTTTAAGTCTTGGGGTAAATCCTCAATTCTCATAATTCATCATATTCAGCGTCTAATTGTTCCATTAATATCTCAAACTCTTCATCTGTTAAGTCACCAGAAGCATACATCTTTTCAATTTGATCAGCCTTTAAATCAACAGCTTTAAGCTGCTTATTAACAACAGGCTCAGGAGGCGGTGGCGTAAATTGCCTACCCTTACGAAGGTTCTTTAAAAACTCCTCACGCACCCTGCGATATTCTTCTGGATCAAAATTATTGTTTACAACACTACGAAGCATCTTTGAATCATCAGCCATTTCATCCTCCACAACTTTAGTATAGCGCGTTGTGAGGGGTAAGAAAAATTAGGGCGTATTTTTAGAGGGGTCCCCCTGCGGGGGTGTCGGACTGATTTTGGGGAGGTGGGGTCCAGCTGCAGTCAAGTGGCTACAAAATGCCATTATTTGACATAATATAGAAGGGAGGGTT